ATGTCTTCAATGCTGTTGCTGGTACTGGTCAATTCAGCGTAGGTGAGCCGCTGGAAGTTCTTGAAATCGGAACTGGCTTCATGTTGATTCAACGTCAGGTGTTCGAGAAGTTCGAGAAGCAATATCCCGAACTCCGCTACAAGCCGGATCACGTCGGTCAAGCCAACTTTGATGGCACTCGCTACATTCATGCGTTCTTTGACACTGCTATTGATCATGGCAAGTCAGATCGCTATCTGTCGGAAGATTACATGTTCTGTCAGTGGTGGAGAAACATGGGCGGAACAATCTGGCTCTGTCCTTGGATGAAAACCCATCACATCGGAACGTATGCATTCCACGGGGACATGGGGGCTGTAGCTGCCTACGTTGGCGCTCTCTAGGTTTTGTTGGAGGCTATATTATGAAAATCGTTGGCATTCTAGGGTTTGCTGGAAGTGGCAAGGATACTGTCGGAGCGATGTTCCGCGAAGCTGGTTATGAAAAAGCCAGCTTCGCGGCATCAGTCAAAGATGCAACATCTTGTATCTTCGGATGGAAGAGAGAACTTCTTGAAGGCGACACAGACGAATCTAGAAAGTTCAGAGAAGAAGTCGATCCTTTCTGGACTGAACATCTTGGATATGAAGTCACTCCAAGAAAGATGCTACAATTGTTAGGAACCGAAGCGTGCCGAAATGCTCTAGGTGAAAACATCTGGGTCTATTCCATGTTGAGGAATATGGACGCAAATAAGAAGTATGTGATCACCGATGTTCGGTTTCCTAATGAGATTAAAATGGTTCAGGAAGCCGGTGGTACTTTGATTCGTGTTCGTCGGGGACCAGAACCAGAGTGGTATGATTGTGCTGTTGCTCATAATGAGTGGTATGATTGTGCTGTTGCTCATAATTATGGCGCGGCTGATGCGAGTCCAATGTCTATTCAATATCCAGAAGTTCATCCAAGCGAATACTCTTGGGTCGGTACTAAGGTTGCAGCAACGTTCTTCAATGACTCTGCAATTGAAACATTGCGCCTTGCCGTCAGTGGATATATAATGTTCCTGGAGATGATGGAATCTGCTTCTTTACTTTCAGTAGAGAACAGCGTATAATTGGTTTGTTCTCTTAGGAGTATTTGAAATGGTACGAGTTATTGTCGCTGACAAAAAAATTGATTCAACGCACCTCATTGGCAAGTTCCTCGACGAAAGTCATTATGACACGGTGATCACAGAAGATTGTGATGCATACATGCCTGCTGATTGTGATATGTCCACTCAGGTTGACTGCGGGCAAGGTTGTTCCGATTGCGAAGTTGGTTCTGATGAACGCAGAATTATTTTCAAGTTCAGAAAGAACTTCTTCACACAACGACAACAAGATGATGCATACGAAGGATTGCGCGGAGCAGCCAGAGAAAGTCAGAACAGAGGAATGGCTGCTGGTCCAAAAGGAGGCAAACTGCAAAATCGAGAATGGGCTTCAGATGAGCACCTAGATATTCTTTCGCATATGATGGAACCTGAAGATAATCTATTCGAGTCAGATCCGATCCAAGAAATTCGAGAGCATTACAAAAATATGCCAATTGGGTCTGCTCGCGGTATGGTTTGGCTTACGAGCAAAATTAAAACTGTTGGCGAGACTCTAACTGGTTGTCATGATGGATTTGAGTTTAACAAATGGGTTGATGCTGTAAAGAAAGATAAGAACCAAGCTCAAGCTGAAGCTGCGATTATCAGCAAGGAAATGATCTCAGCAACAACCTATGCCAATCCAGTTCTTTCTGGTATTGCTGGGTGGTTTGATCGTTACCCTCGCATTCCTTATGGTCGAGCAACATCATATACTCGCGATTACTTTGATCTCTTTAAGAAGTCGTTCCCGTTCTTCCAGCGATTAGATCAAGGATTCCGCGAACTCATTCCAACGCGCTGGAGCAACCAGCGGAAAGCCGCAGATAAACTCGATCCACAATTCCTTGTCCCTGAAACTGTTTTCACGACCATCACCGTGAACAAGAATTTCAGAACAGCGGCTCACCTTGATGCAGGAGACTTTTCTGATGGTCTGTCTAATCTTTTGGTTGTTTCTAATGGTGGAGAGTATGAGGGAGCGTATCTGGTTGCACCAGAATATCGTATTGCAATCGACGTTCGACCGGGAGATCTTCTCCTCATCAACAACCACGAAGTGATTCACGGCAACACCCCAATCGTACTCAAAGATCCGAATGCTGAGCGAATATCTCTTGTCTGTTATTTCAGAGATAATATGCTCAATCTTGGTTCTAAAGAGTATGAGGATTGCCGATTCAACTTCGTCGAGAGTCGTAGACTGAATCAGGAGCATCCTCTTTGGAGACCATTGTGGAATGGAGTTTCGGCAAGTATGTTTGACAACAAAGAATGGTATAATTACCTAGAAGCTCGTTTGGGGAGAGATATAGTCGCTAAATATCACCCGGAAGCCTACTCCGAGGCATCTAGTCTAGAAGATTTATTCAACTGAGGGATTTATGTTTTTAACAGTATATGGCGCGATTATCGGTTCTCTTGTAGTCTTCACCGGCATTCTTGATGTATTGGATTCTAGTTGCAAAAAAATGAGTTGAACATTATGGAACAAAGTGAATGAAATATCTACACCATGACAACAAAGACAAAGAATTTGTAGATTGGCGGGATCCATCCAGAAGGATGGATGGGTTTTTAAGATGGTTACAGTGGAGGATGCGGTGGTGTGATTTAGATCATTATGTTTGCAATAATGCATACAGAGATGCATTCGGAGATCAATCTCCAACTGGTCAACCAATGACTACAGAGCAAGTCTATTGGTTCTGTCTAATTTTTGGAATGACATATCAATCAGAAATGGCTTGGGTAATATACTCACAGTTTCCAGATTTCTGGGATATAGACACATCTGAATTGCAGAGATGGAACGTAGAGAGTCTGAAGCGGCAGTGGTATGCAAAAGATACCAAGTACAACAAGGGAAGAATACAATCTCAAGTTGAATCTCTGCAGAAAATAATAGGACCGAGTGGATCAATTGAGAAATACTTCACTAATCTTGTGGATGACAATCCACATTCATCATACGAAAGAGTTTATAATGCATGCAACACTTTCCACAAATATGGAAGAATGACTTCTTGGTTGGTATGTCAAACTCTTTTCGAGTCCGCTAATTTACAAATCAAACCAGATACCATGCTTGCAACTGATCCGAGCAATTGGTCAGTGCGATCAGGTTTAATGTACCTCTACAACCGTGATGATAAGATTGAAGCTGTTGCAGGTAAGGTTAGATTTTCAGAAGACGATCTAAAGTGGATTGAGAAGAAGGAAAAGGAACTCTTTCAAATTTCATTAGAATACATCAATGAGAAGGATCGAATCATCTTTTCCAATTATCTACTAGAGTCTCATCTATGTCAATACAAAAAACTGATGTTGGGCGGTGATTATGCTGGCCACAGTTCGGGCGATCACGTTTCTAGAGCAAGTTGGTTGAGAGATAATTGGAGTGAAGTGAATTTTGATGCTTTCTTTCAAGGTGCAGTTCAACGCCATTGTCCTCTTGTGCGAAATAAGATGGAAAGTCGAGAGCTAAGATTTCTTTGTTCCAAGACTGGTCAGCTAGTCAATATGCACAATGACTTTGATGATCTTCCTGACATCTACAAGGAAGTTGGATTAGATCCGCAGTGGTTCTACAACAAAAACCAAGATTCTGTTGTTGGAACACTCATCAACAACTACTCATCTCGCCTCTTCAACAACCAATCAAGTCTTGATGATTTTGCTTTACTTCAATGATGAGCCATAGTATAATTTAATCCAAGCGTGTATCTCACGCCGAGAGCTACTCTGATACCTCAGTCAAATTTCTCTCGTTAATAAACTGATATAAGGAGCGTTTGTATGTCTAAGAAGATTCGAATTGCTGTTGCTGGAATTGGCAATTGCTTCGGTTCCCTCTACCAAGGTTTTGAATATTATAAGGACCGCGATGAGGATGCTGAAGGTGGTTCTATCCCTGGAATAATGTTTTCTAGGATTGGAGGTTATCATCCGGCAGACATCGATGTTGTTGCTGCGTTTGATGTCGATCGTAGAAAAGTTGGACGTCGTGTTGGTGAAGCAATTTTTGCTGCTCCTAATTGCATGCGCGTTTTCTGTGAAGATGTTCCCGATGGTCCCATCGTTCAAATGGCGCCAGTATTGGATGGTGTCAGTGAACACATGCTGAGTCAGCCGGAAAAGTATGGATTTCGCCTTTCTAATGAAGACCCTGTTGATGTAGTTGCTGTTCTCAAAGAAAGTCGTGCAGACATTCTCGTGAACTATCTGCCAGTAGGTTCTCAGAAAGCAACGGAATTCTATGCAGAAGCGTGTTTGCAAGCTGGAGTTGCCTTTCTCAATTGCATTCCAGTCTTCATTGCCTCTGATCCTGTTTGGGAGAAGCGATTTATTTCCGCTGGGTTGCCTATCGTTGGCGATGACATGAGATCGCAGGTTGGTGCTTCAATTCTTTCGCAGGTTCTGCAAGAACTCGCTTTTGACAGGGGAGCTGTAGTTGATTTCCACCAGCAGATTAACGTTGGTGGAAACAGCGACTTCAACAACATGATGGTTCAATCGCGGCTCGCTTCGAAGAAAAAGTCCAAAGAGAACGTGATTCGTGCACAGAATGATATTCGAGGCATTCCTGTAAAGGAAGAGTCTTTGTTCGCTGGTCCTTCTACATTCATTCCTTATCTGAAGGATAACAAGGTTGCGTATTTGAATTTGCGCCTGCGTGGATTTGGGGATGCTGAGATAACCATCGACGCAAAACTTTCAGTCCAAGATTCTGAAAACTCGGCTGGCGTTGTTATTGATGCAATCCGCTATCTAAAAGTTGCTAAGGAGATGGGGGTTGTTGGCGCTCTTCGCGGACCTTCTTCTTGGACGCAAAAAACTCCTCCGGAACAACTTCGATACTCCGACGCCAAGGAAGAATGTGAAGCATTCGCAGCTAGGGATGTTGATCGCATCAAAATGAAGAACACTGTAAAATGAAAATTAACACCTATGACATCGATGGTGTGATCTATTTTGGTGGTAATTATGATGGACTGCGCCCAGGAGAACATGATATACTAATCACTGGGCGCACTGTGGAAGAAGCCAGGAAGACTATACAGATGCTTCGATTCAAAGGAATTCACAATCAAGTCTTCTTTAACTATCTTCCCTTTGATGAAAAAACTAGATTTACTTCTGGTCTTCACAAAGGTAAAATAATTCGCATGCTGATTGAGAGTGGATATGAACATGGAATTCATTTTGAAGACGATGAGGTTCAGATAGAAGCAATCAAACAAATTCTACCTGACATTACAATCGTTCATGTTGTTTCCAATCTAGTTGAGAAGGAGAATGTTAGACCGTGAAAATTATGGCGATTGGCGGTGAACCTGCAACAGGAAAAACTACGTTGATGTTTGAGATCATCAAAGCTGCAGATGATTGGCAACTTCTAAAGCCAGAGAAACTTCTTGACATTATGTATAGCAAGACGCTGAACCTTACCATTTTGGGAAAGTATGAAACCAACAACAACCCTTTCCAAGGAACTGACAGACTCAGCATGGCAGTGCAACCGGATGCTGTGAAATTTCTGCAGAAGAATTTTAACTCTCCAATTTTGTTTGAAGGCGATCGCCTTTTCAACTCAAAGTTCATTGACGAAATTCTGAAAGTGTCCGAAGACTTCAAGATCCTTATTCTCAAGGCACCGCAAAATGTTATTGATCAGCGACATGTTGATCGCAATGACGACCAATCTGACCAATTCAAAAATGGTCGGAAAACGAAAATCGCGAATATCACAAGTTCGCTAGAGCTGCTCGACTACATCGAGTTTATGAATAACTCGAACAAAGAAGAGCAGAAGAAGGTTTTGTCTTATGTTAAGAAACACTTTGACATCAAGATATGATTGCGTTATAATTGTACCACCACCATTGAAGGAGATTTGATTATGCAATTGTCTAAAGAAACGGTTGAGATCCTGAAGAACTATGCTTCAATCAACCAAGGTCTTGTCATCAAAGAAGGAAGTCAACTTCGTACCATCAGCCCCAGCAAGGCGTTGATGGCGGAAGCGACCATCTCAGAATCATTCGACCGCGAATTCGGTATCTACGATCTTCACAAGTTCCTCGGGCTTCTTTCCATGTCGAAGGATAACCAGATTGAACTTGGTGGAGAGTATGTGACGATCAGCCATCCGCAAGGAAAAGTTCGTCAGCGTTATTCACCGTCCAATCTGATTCTTTCTCCGCCCGACAAGAGCATCAATGTCTCGAACTATGATGTTGAGTTTGATCTTACTTCAGATAAGCTGGACTGGATCTTCTCTGTTTCTTCTGTTCTTAAGACGCCGAACATTGTGATTCGAAGCGTTGGTGGTAAAATCGAGATTGCTGCCATGGATGTCAAAGGAGAGATCGTTGATGATGCCGCCACCACCGTTGGGACGACTGACATTGAGTTTCAAACTGCCATCAAGATTGAGAACCTCAAGCTGTTGGGTGGTGACTACAAAGTGAAGCTCTGCTCGAAGGTGTCGAAGTTTGAGAACACCACGAAGAAAGTGCATTACTTCGTCGCCGTCGAAAAAGACGCAACCAAGTTCGAGGTATAAGACATGTTGACGACAATGACTTCCGAACAAAAGAAAGATCTCAAGAACAAGTTCATGGAAATCAGCAACTCGATGACGCGCATCGAGGCTGAACGAGATCATATGAAGGAGATCTATCAAGACCTCAAAGAAACCTTTGAGATGCACCCCAAGATTGCTCGGCGTCTTGCCAAAGCATATCACAAACAAGCATACCAGCAAATGGTAGCAGAAGAGGAGGAGTTTCAAGAAACATATTCTGAAGTATTCCCTAGCGCATAAATTTGGAGTTTTATATTATGAGTGATGAAATATTGTGGTGTGAAAAATATAGACCAAAAACCGTACAAGAATGTATCTTACCGAATGAGTTGAAAGAACAGTTTCAAACATACGTCAACACAAAGGAAATTCCAAATTTAATTTTATCTGGATCTGCTGGCACTGGCAAAACCAGCATAAGTAAAGCTCTGTGTGATGAGATTGGTCTAGACTATATTCTCATCAACGGCTCAGACGAGAGCGGCATTGATACGCTGCGAACGAAGGTGAAAGGATTTGCCTCATCAGTCTCACTCTATGGTGGTCGAAAGGTCATCATTATAGATGAGGCAGATTATCTGAACCCCAACTCCACTCAGCCGGCATTTCGTGGAGTGATCGAAGAATTCTCTACCAACTGTTCCTTCATCTTTACCTGTAACTACAAGAATCGCATCATTGAGCCGTTGCATTCTCGTTGTGCTGTTATTGACTTCAAACTCAAGAACGGCGATAAGGCGAAGATGGCTTCTGCTTTCATGAAGCGTTGTCAGATGATTCTTGATCGTGAGAAGATTGAGTATGATCCCAAGGTTGTTGCTGAAGTCATCACGAAGTTCTTCCCCGACAATCGTCGAATCCTAAATGAGCTGCAACGCTATTCGGTTCGTGGTCGTATTGACTCTGGCATTCTTGCTCACAGTTCTGACGCGAAGTTCGGTGATCTGATGGCTGCATTGAAAGCCAAGAACTATAATGAAGCTCGGAAGTGGGTTGCGATGAATCATGACAATGATGCCAACGTCATCTTTCGTCAACTCTATGACAAGTTGTCGGATGTTCTTGAGCCTACCACGATTCCTGTTGCCGTTGTAATCCTTGGGAAGTATCAATACCAGGCTGCGTTCGTTGCTGATCCTGAAATCAATCTGATGGCGTGTGTTACCGAATTGATGTGTGAGTGTTCGTTCAAATGAAAACTTACATTCACGTTAATCAACAAAAGATTCGTGGCAACAAACTACACAACAGAAATGAGCCTGTTCTAAGCGTAAAGCAGGGAAAGAAGAACACCTACTGCCATGAAGTAAAAATTCTTGGTCCTAGTCATGTAATGTATTCTGGCAACGAGAAGACTCTTCTTCCATGCGGAGCAAGAGTTGCTGTCGTTACGGAAAGTGAAGTGGAGATTGTACGATGACTGATCTATTCAAGGACATCATTCCGAGCATAATGCAAACCAAGACTGACGTTCTTGTTGATGGCGTGTCAGAGAAGGCATACGCACCGTTCGTGGTCAACAAGGCTCTGTCGTATCACTCAGACTGCGTTCTATATGCCAATGAGATGAATGCCAACTACATGCTTGATGTCAAGATGCAGTATGATTATCTTCGGCAT